CGTTCAACGCGTAAGATCTCGCGCTGGATGTACCAGGCGGCCTTCTGGAGGTCTTCTAGGCGGCTACCCTTGAGTCCTTGGCGCCAGAGGTACTTAATCGCGTTGCCGACATTGAACCCCAGGTGCTCAACCACCTGGATGCATTCAATCCCCGCGGGGTGCTGAGTGTAATGCGCCGGCCTGTCTACCGTATCATGCCCCCGACTCACCTGGGGGGTCTCCGGAACAGGGGGGTCAGTATCATTCGCGTCAGCGAGTCCGGATTTTTTTTCCAGCTCCGCCACTCGGATCATCAGCTCAGCCACCTTGCCGGCGGTCCTGGCCGCTTTCTTATTGAGCGAATCAAACTCTTCCTGGGGAATCATCGTGCCCCCTTTCCCAGCTCTGCCAGCCGGATACGGGCGTAGGCGTCCAGCACTCCGCTGGCGCAAGAAGATACTGTGATCAACACCGCAATGGCCCCCATGAGGACCAGTAGGCGGTTAAACGTTCGTTCTTGGGTCTCGTCATTCATAAGCTGAAATCAACAAAGTTCATGTCTGCATCCACTACACTGTAACCCTCTTTGCCTGTCTTTACCTCCGCCCTTGGCTTCATCATCCGCGCCTCGCTCTCGCCCCGCTGCCGGAGCAAATACACCAGCAGACTCAGGGAATCCAACGCGTCCGGCGACGGCTGGCCGGTTCGCTTCCTATAGTCGCCCTTGCTCTCGACTCGCACCTTGCCCAGCCCCTTCTGCCTGTACCGGCGCCCCGTAGCCTGCCTGGTCAGCTCTTCCGCCCGAAACCCAGGCGAGATCTTCAGCCAGCCAAACTCCATGTAGCGCGCCAGGCCAAACAGCAACTCAGTAACAACGCCGTCGTACAGCTCGGAGGCCTTCTGGCTGTCGTCCCCCAGGATGTAGGCGTCAGTCGCCGCCCAGGAGTAATTGACGCCCATCACCTCTTCCGACCAAAGCGTCTTGAGGGCGTCATGCACCCCCGACCCATTCCCTGTCCGGTCCACACACACCCACCGCGGCTCAACCTTCATGGTCTTGCAGAACTTCTGGATCGCCTGCGCCTGCTCGATGGTCGCCGCCTTAGGGAAGGGTACCTGGCCGTCTAGCTGGAGCACCGTCCTGGCGCCCTCAGGAAACGGATGGAACTTGTCGTCCCGTCCCGTCCACCCATCCGCCAGTCCCCACCGGCCATAACTGCACACCGTCTGGTCATTCCCTTCCAGCGCCAAGTCAAACCCAGCAACCGCGGTCACCGCCCCAATGAACCGGACGATCCCCACCGCGTTGTCCACTAGGACCGGCGAGATGAGTCCCATGCTGATCCCCTCGTCCGGAAACCACCCACGCGCCATCGTCATCGCCTCCGCCGTCTTCCCCCTGGATACATAGCTCATATAGCCCTCGTAGGTCTGAAGGCCGGCGTACACCATCTTCCGCTCAACAACATTCTCACATCGTGCTGCGTCCAGGCGAAGGACGTGCCACCCCTCCCTGGACTCCCACTCATGGTCATCCTCAATGTCAATGCTGCCCCAGCCCGACGACGGCTCGCACCGCTGGCCGAACTCCGAGGTCCGGTCCTTTGGGTTGCTGGCCGCAAAGATCTTGATGCTGCCTGGGTGCGCGTGAATATCAACCGAGGACAGGATGTTGTTGCAGCCCTCCCACACTCCCGCCGGTATCTCCTCCGCCTCGTCTAAAACAACCATCGTCCGAGACAACCGGCCCCACCGCCGATGAGCCGGACCGAACCGAGGTGACGGGTGGAACCCACGGAGCGTCCCGTGCCCCGACTCCCCCCTGGGGATAGCCACCAGGTGGATGCCCTGCTTGCTGTCCGGCGTCACCTGGATGCTGTTGACCAGGTCAGACTCGAACTGGGTAGGCGGCCTGACGAGCGCCTGCCGGTGAAAGGTCTTGATGCTGGCGAAGATGTTCCGCTCGGCGTGCTCCCTGGTCAGCGATACCACCTTGATGGCCGTGTACTCAGGGTCGCGGAACCAGTCCAGGTAGAACCAGGCGCCGCCACAGAAGCTCTTACCCATCGCGCCAGCGCCCTGGATCAGCAGCTTGTCCTGGGCGAACAGGCAGCGCCATGTATCCCTGGAGGCCAGGGGGCGCCAGTCGTACACGTCCGGCCCCCAGAGCAGGGTAGCCGCGGCCTCGAAGTGGTCGTACTCGAGCATGGCCTGGACGTACTTGTAGATGACCTGGCGCGCCATCTCTGGAGTGAGAGCGAGCGACGACGGCGGGCGGTCGCTGGCGTTGCGGGCTATGTACGCCGCCCCCTCCTGGAGGCCATCCTCACCCTTGTCGGCCAGGCGTCGAGCCTCGAGCGCGATGGCCATCGTCCGATCAACCGTGCGTGCGCGTACAGCAGGCATCAGACGACCAGGTCGATGATCCAGTAGGCGACCAGGTAGGCGCAGCCGAGCATGAGGCCAATGAGGATGCCGGCAGCAGTAGCAAGGAGGACAGGGATGCAGGCGAACGCGACGCTGCCCCAGGCTTCGCCGACAGCCTGCTCAGCCGCGGTAGTAGGTTGTTTGTCTCTGATTATCATAAGTAGGACGCTAAGTGGTTGCAAATCAACGTTTCCAATTCCATATGACACACGTTGTATTAAGTTATGGTGTAAGCTGCTTAGTTTGTTGTGTTTACCGATATTTGGGTGAATGAAAGCCTTTCAAGGTCGGTCAAGCTTGGAGCTGTTTCATCAACCGGCCCAGCGTATTGCGACAGATCAACCGGCGTTGCTTCAACCTCACGCGTGACCGGCACAAGCTCAGCTTCAAGCCATTCCTTGGGCGCGAGCTTGTCGTCGCGTCCGTACATCTTAAACGTTAGTGCCAAGGCGCTTCCGTCTTGTTGCTGACGTCCGTCTGCTTCGCCGGAGATCTTGGCGTCCGTTTGCAGCGCCAGGAGCCGGTCAAAGATGGCTTCGACCTTGCCGTCGGCCTTGCGCACAACCTTAGTTGGAACCGTGCCCTCAATCATCTGGCGCAGCAGGTCTCGCTTTGCGTCCAAGCCCATTACAGCGCGACTGTGAACTTCTGTCTGGATCTCGGCGATGCGAGTCTTTACATCAGGCCGCTGAGCAAGCCGGCAAGCCTGCGCGTTGGGATCAACAACGTGAGGCGCCAGCTTTCGGTAAGCGTCGCCCTGGAGAATGCCCTCAGCGAGCAAGTGAGCGAAACGTTCATGTAGTCGGTTTTGTAAGCGAGGCATAAGTCGTTGAATAAAAAGGAAATGCAAATAAAGACGGTCGTCTTTCTCTGGATTGACATCTAATCAATTGATTTCAATTAATTGCTAGAAACTGCTTTATTCATCACATAATTGCAAGTGTATTAAAACAATACACCTCAATTCTGAACTTTATTCTTGACGGTTGATCGCTTGACTGCTTTAAAATTGAAGCTATAGCCCTGTTATATGATGCTTCTATGATAGAAACCTGGCTTATTCGTTGACTATTAGTTGATAGGTGAACAGGCCGGCAATGAGACGGCGACGATTCACGACATGGCTGCCGAATCTGGCTTTCCTGAGGTCGCGCAACCTGGCTGAAACTGAGGCTTCTGAGGCGCCGGCGATGCTTGAGAGTTCTGATAATGTTCGCCACTTAGCGTCTCGCATGATGCTGAAGACCGCGGTGAGTTGCGCTGATAGCCTGGTTTGATCCTGCTTTGGGCTGTAGGTCTTGCCATCAAAGTGCCAGGGCGCCGGCTGATCAAAGTTGAGGGTTTCTTGAGTCATTCTCTGGTTGTGAGTTTGCCCACGGTTCTGTTGAGCAGGTTCAGGATGATTTGGGTGAGTTTGCTCTTCATTTTGCGCTCAAAGTCCAGGAATAGGACTGTCCTGGGCGTCTCTGTATCGTTTACGACCCAGTGTTGGGTTGTGTCGTCGAACGCGACTAGTTCTCTGTCTTTCCAGGAGTATCGCTGGCCGTTGAGTGAAATGAAGCAGCTTGGGCTGTTGGGCGTTGTGAGGCCAATGTGCACACGGATGCAGCCGGCCCAGGGACCAGCGTGAGGATGGATCGTTGCTCTGGGCTCTAGGATGCTGATCATCGCCAGGTGAATGTCTGGGTGCCGGCTGATGACGGCTAACGTCGCTGGGAAATCGGTTAGGGCTCGGTTGCTGGGCTTGGCGTACCATTTGAGGTAGTACTTCTTCCACAGGCCGTCGTTGGTGACTCTTGAGTCAAAGAACAGATCGCCCTGGATTGGGCTGGCTTTGTGCCTGGCGCGGGCTGTTTCGTCCAGGATGATAGGCAGGGCGGCCAGGAGATCCTGAGCGCTCTGGCGGGCCAGGATGGCGTCTGTCAGGAACGTCGTTGTTGGGTCCAGGCTGTTGCGATGAATCCAGGGGTTCAGTACCTCGGTCAAATGTGAGATGAACCGGATCATTTCAACACCCCGTTCCAGCCAATTTCGCAATCGCAAATGCGCTTGAGCGTTTCCTCAAGTTTCTCAATTTGTTCTTTTTGCTTAGCCATGATCAGGTCAGCAAACTTGGAAATAATTGCGTGCCGCGTGCCTTTACCAACGCCTGCCGGTATTGGTAAATGCATTGCAGCTTGAACGATCTCAAAAACGTCGCAGGCGCAGTTATACGTGTTCACATATGCATTGCATCCGTTGGCTTCTCGGGTTGTTAAATCATCGATTGTGTAGGGGTGAATCTTCATTCCTTTTCCTCCCACTTACCCAGCGTGCGCAGAAACGCCTCTGCGCGTTGGCGGGCTGTAATATGCGTCTCCAGCAGCAACAAATGCGTGTGCCCATCATCGCGGTTTTGCAGATAATTAACGTAAGCGTGGATTTGCCCGTAGTGGGTTAAAGTCCTCTCCGCCTCATGCATCGCGTTGAGGTCGTCACAATAGTTTAGTCCGCTATTGTAAGCGCACTCTGGCTCGCTGCATCGGGGGCACCCCATTGGATTGCCTAGCGCCGCGTGAATCGCCGCGTTGATCTGTTGGTCGGTCATTTAGCCTCCCTTGCTGTTGCAATGAGTTTGTCTGCCTGTTTAAGCGCGATGTTTGCTTCCAGCGGATCGATATTCGGACACGCATACGACCCAGCGAGTAACATCGCCGCAATCTCCAGCCGTGATGGTTCTGGGCGGGTATTTAGTTGCTGGTTTCGGCACTCAGCTTTTACACGCTCATTTTGCAACGTTTCCAGTGCGTCTGCTGCCGATACATAAAGTATACATTCAAGCGGGCGCTTGGTTGCCACATAGCGCAGCCCTGTAATTATTTCTTTTGTGTTCATTTTTGTGTGGGTTGGCCTCCCAGGGAGGCGCTTGTTTCGTCATATGGTATTCCCAGGAGCTCAACGAGCTTCAACCTGGCTTCTGATTCTGACTCCGCGGTGATTGTCCAGGCTCTGTATGGCAAAAAGTCCGCCGTCACGACGTATTGTGATTTCCAGGTGCTCATACCAAGCCGGCCTCCTGCGCCAGGCGCTTTGCTACCGACAATCCAGACTCTGCTTTTGGCTCAACCGGCGATTGGCAGGCGTAGGTTAGGCCGACCGCCTGAGCCTTACGCCTAGCAGCGGCTAGCGTGCCTTGGGCTGCCTCGCTGGAGCAGCAAAGCACTCGTCCGATCTCGCAAACAGACACTCCAGTGGCCGCCAGCCAATAAGCCAGCGCTTGACGTTGGCTAGGGCGCATCTGGTTTGACTGTTGTGCCGAACATGCCGTCTGTTGTGTTAAGCTTTTCTCGTGACCGTTGCCATGCAGCTTTTTTTGCAGCGCTTAAAATTGCGCTTTGATGCATAAGCGCCTTCATAGTTGTGGTTCCAGACTGGGCAACCCGTCTCTCGTTTATCGCCTTGTTGACTGCTCTCAACGCCCCGCGATCTTTTCTGTCGGCAATAGCGCACCGGCCAATTGATTGTTGTCTCATACTTCGTCCCCCCAAGGCTGCTCAGGCTCGCCGTCGGCCTCCCAAGACCAGCCACAACGGTTATTGATGCAGCTAGCCCAGTCGGGGCCAGTCGCTGTTGGTGACCCGCAAATCGGACATTCTTTGTCCACAGGGTAGCGGTCGTCTTCGTCTTCTGGTGATCCGGTGCTTAGCATAATTTGATGAATAAAGGGGTTCCTGGGCCAACATACGACCCAAGAGTGTTGAAACTAAACCAATCCCAGGCGTCGTCCTGGCTCATGCCTGATTCCTGCACAAGCGCCTGGAGGCAGCGGTCCTGGTCGTAGCAGGCCAGGACGGGTTCGTTTATGCGCTGAACGAAGCCCAAGAACGCGGACTCCAGGCCGTCGGCCAAGATTACCGCTTCCTCTGGAAACTCTTGTTCCAAAAAGTCTTCAATTTCTTGCCTGGTCATCTTGCGTTTTTTAAGGCTCTCATGCGCTCAATCATCCTGACGAGATCGGCCTCGAGCTCAGCCACCTTGATCTTCAGCCGGCGGATCTCTTCTTCGGCCTGCTCCAAGGCGTGGTCTTCGTCCATTGGACGCTCGCCACTAGAGCAGAGGCGAGACCCCTCAATGTACCGAACGCGCCCGCTCATTCCGCCCTCCGAACAAAGGTGAATGTGCCGACCGGCATGGAGTCCAGCTCCTCGCATTCCCAGACTCCGTTGGGAAGCTCAAACGACCAGCCGACCGCTTGCTCCCATTTAAGGGGCGCCGGCGCCGTGTCTCTTCCGTTTTCGTAAAAGATCACTGGGACTTCATGCCCCATGCTGCATTCGTAGGCGTTCACCGCCCTATAATATGCGCGCTCTCCGGCCCAAGAGCAATTCTTGCCGGCCTTTGCGCGAAGCACCGCGTTCCAAAGGGTTTTAGTTGTAGGTAGTGTTGTAGTCATTTGTTTATGTGTGTTTGTGGTTGTTAGGGGCAAAAAATCAAACCCCGCCCAGGCGTGTTTTTTCAAAATGGGAGAAATCCCTTACCAGTGGTATGATCATAATCAATGTTAGCCGCAAAACGACCTGCGCCTCCGGTTTCAAGGATCGTGATTTCCTTGCTTATTCCCGCTTCTTCGCAACGACGATTCAATGCGCGGATTAGTGATTTATCCACTAAGATTGCGGACTCGTAATCTTGCGCCCAGTGCTCGGAGTTAACTTTGATGACTGCTGCAATTAGTTTTTCTTTGCTCAAGGTGGCTTGTGTTGTGTTCATGTTGTGGATTTATTTAAAACTGAGACGCCAAGCTATTGGGAGTTAGAACCCAGGTCAAATTTATTTTCAATTATTTTTCCACTGCTCTCCTATTTCGTCATTATCATCATCGTCTTGAGGCACTTCTGGTTCTGCTTCGTTGTCTTCAGAATGGTAATTTGGGTATGATTCTTGGTCGTTGAAACTGCGCTCCATCACGCATTCTTCGCAGCCACACAGCACCGCGACTGATATCTGAATGATCTTCCCATCATGCTCGCCGTCAGAGCATTGTAACTGAGCCTTAAAATTTGAAAGATTGGCGCCCAATGTGAAGTCTGCGATTGTTGCGATTGCTTGTTTGAAGTCCATTAGATTGAGGTTGTTAGGATTTTTGAGGCTTCTTCCAGGATGGAATGAAGATTGCGGATGACAGCCACTTTGCGAGCGTCTTCTTCGTACATGCGGTTAACTTTCTGTTTCAATGCGTTGCGTTCAAGTTTGAGTGTTTCAATTTGGCGCTCAGCCTCAAGCAGGATTACTTCTGTAGCTGCAAGTTGTTCTGGCATATTATTTTACTCTGTAAGACGGCCAATCGCAGAACGCGACGCCGCCGGTTTCTACGATCCTGGAAGCGACGCTGTTGCCGATGGCGTCCAGGAATGTTGTTTGGTTTTGATTAGTGATCAGCAGCGTGTCCCGCATCGCTCCGTAGCGCCGGTCGATAAGGTGGGTCAGCAGGCGGTCCTCCCAGGCAGTTTCTCCGCGCTCTTGGAGCTCGTCCAGGATGAGCAGGCTTGGCCCGCAATACGCGTCAAGTACTGCCTTCTCCGAGCGTTTACCGTCAAACGACTCTTTAATGTCGAGAAAGAACCCCATCGCCGTTGCGTACAATGGCGCCTTGCCGGCCCCCGCGTAGGTTTTGGCGATGGTTGCCGCCAATTGGGTCTTGCCGGTTCCCCTAGAGCCGCATAGCGCGATGATGAATCCGGAGTGAGCCTTGGCCTCAACTCGAGCCAGGAGCGAAAGCCATCCTTCCCCTCGAGGCTCGACCGGTTGCCGGTGGCGATAGGGGAGGTTGGACTTCTCCATCAGTTTGTGGGCAAGGATGCGTCGCTCCCTGGCCGAGGATTCTGCAACCCGTTGATCGATGTCGTCCTGGTCAAAAGGCTGGGACATCAATGGATTCAGGACACTCTCCACTGCGTTTTTCAAGTTTTGCATTTATTTTGGTTTCTATGTGAATTCCGCTCCAGCCCTTTTCCATTGATTGAATCATTCCGGCTATCGCCGCC